TATTCGTTGCCGGGTGGCGTCCTAGCATCGGTTGGTGCTGTAGTCTGGGTCTTCTGTATCATGTACTGATCGCGCCGATTGCAGGTATCTGGGTAGAAGTTCCAGAGATAGATCCGTCACTGCTGATGACTACTATGACTGGGATGTTAGGTCTCGGCGCTATGAGGAGCTACGAGAAGACCAGAGGCGTGAGTAGGGAGAAGTAATGACAAAACTAATTGAAATGCTGAAGCTGCATGAGGGTGTACGCAGTCATGTATACCTGTGCTCCGCCGGGTATGAAACTTTAGGCGTTGGCCGCAACATCAGCGAATCTGGTCTTGGCTTGTCAGATGATGAGATTGAATACCTCTTAAACAACGATATTAAGCGCGTGCGAGAAGAACTTGAAGACGCCTATTTCTGGTTCCCCGCACTCAACGAAGCGCGACAAGATGCGATGATTGACATCTGTTTCAACCTTGGCCTCACCCGATTGCGAGGATTTGTTAACGCTTTGGAGGCGATGTCTCGCGAACAGTTTGATATTGCAGCCGATGAGTTTATGGACAGTCGGTGGGCCACTCAGGTAGGCAACCGTGCCGTTGAGGTGACTGAGATGATCCGCACAGGGGAGTATCAGTAATGGCTTTGCAAAAATTTATCTTCAACCCTGGCATCAACAAAGAAGGCACTGACTACACAGCAGAAGGCGGGTGGTTTGACGGCAACTTGGTGCGCTTTAGAAAAGGATTTCCTGAAAAGATAGGTGGTTGGGAAAAGTACATTACTGAAACGTACAACGGCACAGGCAGAAAGCTTCTGGGTTGGGTTGCGCTTGATGGTACGAAGCTGCTTGCTCTGGGAACCCGCACCAAGCTGTACATACAGGAAGGCGCTGGCTACGACGATATCACCCCCATAAGAAAAACATCTACAAACAGCATTACGTTTGCTGCTGTAAATGGCTCTTCTACGCTTACGGTTACAGATTCAAGCCATGGCGCGGCTAAGGGAGACTTTGTCACCATATCTGGCGCTGTATCCTTGGGCGGCAACATAACAGCTGAAGTATTAAATCAAGAATACGAAATAGCCACTATCGTTGACACAAACAGCTACACGATTACAGCAAAAGACACGAGTGGCGCAGCTGTTACAGCCAACGCTTCTGATACAGGCAATGGCGGTTCGGGTGTTGATGGGTCTTATCAAATCAATGTCGGCTTAGATGTGTTTGTTGCTGGTTCGGGGTTTGGCGCTGGTGCCTGGGGTGCTGGTGGCTGGGGTTCTACAAGCGCAATCAGTGCATCTAATCAGTTAAGATTGTGGTCGCTGGATTCATTTGGTGAAGACTTGTTGTCTTGTGTGCGAGGTGGTGGCATTTTCTACTGGGACTACACAAGCTTCTCTTCTAGAGCACTTCCTTTAACATCTTTAACTGGCGCTAATCTTGCCCCAACTGTGGGGCTGCAAGTGCTGGTATCTGATGTTGATAGACACGCGATCGTTCTAGGTGCAGACCCAATTGTGAGTGGCGCTAGGTCTGGGTCTGTTGACCCACTGCTGGTTGCTTTCTCCGATCAAGAGAATGCTGCTGAGTGGGAACCATTATCCACAAACACCGCAGGTTCACTGCGCTGTTCAGCTGGCTCACAAATTATTGGTGGCCTTAGAGCAAGACAGGAAACGCTTATATGGACTGACGTTGCGCTGTATAGCCTGCAGTTTATTGGGCCTCCATTAACGTTTGGCTTGAACTTGATCAATGAAGGTGTGAGCTTGATTGGGCCTAACGCTGTGGTGAATACACCATCTGGCGTATTTTGGATGGATAAGAAAGGCTTTTATTCGTACCAGGGAGCGGTTCAGCCACTGTCCTGTAGCGTGCATTCTTATGTGTTTGATGACTTAAATGAAGGCCAAGCATTCCAAGTCTTTGGGTTTGTTAACAAACAGTTTGATGAGGTTGGTTGGTTCTATTGTTCGTCAGATTCAGACGTAGTTAATCGTTATGTAGCCTACAACTATCTAGAACAAACTTGGTCTATTGGCCAGCTTTCTCGCACAGCTTGGCTTGATGAGGGCATAGAGTCGTTCCCTAGGGCTGCAGCATACGGATCAGACAGCAACAGCAATTTGATCTACAAGCACGAAACTGGGTTTGATGACGATGGCTCTCCAATGGACAACGTGTTTATTGAGAGCGCAGACTTTGATATTGGAGAAGGTGAGGACTTTCAGTTTGTGCGTAGGTGTATACCAGATGTGAAGTTTACAGGTGACGGTGAAAACCAAACAATAAACTTTGTGTTGAAGGCAAGAAACTTCCCAGGTAACACATTGACCACGGATCAAACGTCCACGATCACCAGCACCACCACCAAAGTAGATACTCGAGCTAGAGCGCGCCAAGCGGTTGTGCGATTTGAGTCTGATGATGACGGCACAACAGGTGTTCGCACGGGTGTTGGGTTTAGAATTGGTGGCACCCGTTTAGATATACAGCCTAATGGGCGGCGATGAGCAAGTTACTACAAGGCAGATTACCGTTTGTTAATGGCAACGCTAATGTAAATGGCGTTACTTTTAACAAGGCGGTTCGGCTTTTAGAGATAAGCTTGGATGCCTTTGATCCAGACGCAACAGCGCAATTCACTGAAAACAAAAGAGATACTTTAAAATTCAACGCTGGTGATCTAATCTGGAACACGACTATAAATGCTTTGCAAGTGTATGATGGCGATAACTGGATTACTTTAACCAGCGCGAATCTTTCATTAGAAGCACAAGGTCAGGTTGGTTCTGTTCAAGTTGTTAATGAAGGAGCAATCGTAGTGAGTGTAGGTTCATGACAAAACTATGTGCAAGAGGCAAGGCAGCGGCCAAGCGTAAGTTCAAGGTATACCCGTCTGCGTATGCAAATGCTTATGCCAGCAAAATCTGTGCGGGCAAAATTAAAGACCCCTCTGGCTTGAAGCGTAAAGACTTCAAAGGCCCGAAGCCAAAAGATATGAATGCAGGTGGCTTTGTTGCTAAACGCGCTCGTGTAATAGACCCTAGAGGATTCAGTGGCATGCTGCCTAACAAGCGCAAGCCCACTAAGATCGCATGAGCCTAACCAAATGGTTTTCAAAAACAGACTCAAAAGGCGATTGGGTTGATATTGGCGCGCCCAAGAAAGATGGCAAGTTTCAAGCGTGTGGTCGCAAGAAAGTTGAAGGCTCAAAGCGCAAGTATCCAAAGTGTGTGCCGCGATCTAAAGCCAATCAAATGACTGAAGGCGAGCGTCGTAGTGCCGTCAAACGAAAGCGCGCTAAGCCACAGGGTGTGGGCGGCAAGCCAACAAATGTGAAGACCATTGTAAAGAAAGCCAGCGGCGGCGAAGTTCGCCGTAATCACCGTGGCTGTGGAGCTGTCATGTCTGATCGACGCAAGCGAACAAGGTACTCCTGATGTTTAGACGATACGCACAAGAGTTCAACGGCGGTGGTGAAGTCAACAAACGACGCCGCGATAAGATGCCGAAGCGCAATAAAAAGAACTTTCGCCCCACAAAACAAGGCGCTGGCATGACAGAAGCTGGTGTAAAAGCGTATCGTAAAGCCAATCCTGGTAGTAAACTCCAGACTGCTGTGACGGAGGATAAGCCTACAGGTAAGCGAGCAGCGCGTAGAAAGTCTTTTTGCGCACGATCTGCAGGGCAAATGAAGAAGTTTCCAAAAGCAGCAAAAGATCCTAACTCTAGGCTAAGACAAGCCAGACGGCGATGGAAGTGTTAAGCAGGTGAGTAACTGATATGGGAATGAGTAGATCTGAAAAAGAGATTGCAGCAGCGCAAAAAGATTTGCGTCAGCAAACGTCTAAAGCGATCAAAGATTTCGACACATCTGGTGGCTTTCAACGTTTTGCGCCAAGCCCTCTTCAAAGCGCCATGCCTCAACTTAAAGGCAGCACCTCTTTCTTAGGTGGCGGAGTAAGCCCATACGCGCAGTCTATGGCGTATCAACGCCTACCTGGGATGACATATGCCAACCTTCCAGGCACAACCACAGCGTTCTACCCACAAGCAAACGTAGCCCCTCCTGTAGCCACAACGCCCCCAGCAAGCGGCGGCACTTCTGAATTGTATAAGTCTGAACCCGCAATAGATGTGGGCAGAGCAGATGATCCTGCTGATATTGAAGCAGAGAATGCATTGCTTCTTGCTGAAGTTATTGAACGAGCTAACGAGATGAACTTTGAGCGGCGAGATGAAATGGCTGATGCGTTCAAAGATTTTGAATTAGAACAAGCTATTCGTCGCGGCCCGTTTCAGATAGAAGATTACGATGACATTTTTGGCGACGATAAGATGCTGGAGGTTGCAGCAGACAATCGTGAAAGAGCTTTCTCAAATGAAGACTTGCTTGTTTCTCGCAGCGCCCCTGGCGGGATACTAAGTCTTAGCGATCTTCAAAACATTCAAGACTCTATTGGCGACAATGTCATGATGACCATGGCTGATGGTGGTATTGCTAGTATACCCGTGCAAATGAGCGGTGGCGGCACACTTGCTGCTCCAGGACAAACTTTAGGCGGCACCTCTGCAGGAAACTTGATGAGTTTAAGTGGTGGTGGAGTTGGCGGTGCTGGGGTTGGCGTAAACCCAATGACGCCTTCGCCTGTTGGAACCCCTTCAGATCAAAAGGCATCTTCAAAAAAACAAAGTCGATATGCCAACATGACTAAAGAGCAGTTAATTGCTCTTTTGGAACAACAAAACAAGTCAGACCTTGGTGCTGAGCTTACCGCTTTGAGCAAAGCATTAACGCCTCAACCATTGGCTGATGGCGGAGATGTCGATTTTCCTCGTATGAATGGCCCGATATCTGGCCCAGGCACAGAGACATCTGATGATATTCCTGCAATGCTTAGCGATGGCGAGTTTGTCGTAAACGCTAAAGCTGTTCGTGGCGTCGGTAGAATGAATGGCGCTGGTAAATCTAAAGAAGAACAACGCCGTGAGGGCGCTCGCATGATGTATGCCTTACAGAAGGCGGGCGAGCAAGCGATGAGGAAAGCGTAATGGCTAGTACAGGTGTAACAGATACCAGTATACCCGTAATAATGCCCCAGGCGGGGCAAACGTATGCCGATCCAGCGATGGAGTTGGCAACTAGAAACATTCTAGCTACATACTTTGGTGACCCATCTCAAGGCAACTTGGGCATGATGGGGCAGCCCATACCTATTCCTATTCAACAGGTGGCTGGGCTATCGCCACAAGAAATTCAAGCGCGTAATGCTGCGCAGGGGTTGGGTGGTTTTGGTGGACAACTAGCAGAAGCACAAGAGCTTTTTAGGCGTTCAGGACAAGGGTTTGACCCGCGTTCTGCTGGTTTGTTTGCAGACCCACGAGCGCGTGAATTGTACGAACAAAGCCTTGGCGTGTATGACCCATCCATGGGGCAACGATTTGTAGATCAGAGAGCAAGATCTATGATGGAAGGTGCGGCTGGAGATATCAGTGCAGCTGGCGCAACCATCCCAGGCCAAATTGAAGCCGCTCAAAGGGGCATGGCTGGCGGTAGCCGAGACATTGAAGCCGCGGCATTAAGAGCAATGGACTCAACTGGCGAAGCAAATAGAGCGACTAGACAAGCAAGTCAACAAGCTCAACTCGCATCAACAGCAGGCGAAGAAGCATTGCTGCGTGGCGCTGGCCGCGTTGGTGGTGTTGTGGGCGCAGGACAACAAGGTCTGAGCGAAGCATTGGCAGCAGGACAAGCCGCTGCAGGCAGGGCAGGCGCTGGCATAGAAGACGCTGCTCGTGGGATTACAGGTCAAGTCGGTGGTGCTCAGACAGGTGCTGCAGAAGCGGCGCGTAGAGCGCGTGCACAAACTCAAATGGCTGGACGAGACTTGCGATCCGCTGGAGAAATGGGCCGTCAAACAGCGATGCAGGGTATCGCTGGACTCGCAGGTACTGGTGAGCAGTTTGATCCTGCAGGCATTGCTAGATTCCAAGATCCCTTCACGCAACAAGTTATTGATGCGCAACAAGCAGAGATCGCTAGACTAGGCGAAAAACAAAAACAAGATGCTAGAGCACAGCAAGTTAGAGCGGGTGCATTTGGCGGCTCTCGAGGCGCGATACAAGAAGCTGAGATTGGCCGTAACGTATTACAGCAGCAGGCTAAGACAGGTGCTGAGTTAAGATCACAAGGCTTCCAGCAGGCAGCACAGCAGGCACAACAATCGTTTGAGAACGCGCAGGCGCGCCGTCAGCAAGCCGCGCAACTCACTGGGTCAATGGGTCAGGCTGGAGCAGGAACGTCCTTACAAGCCGCGGCAAGAGCAGGAGAGCTAGGATTAACTGCAGAGCAGTTAGCTCAACGAGGTGCGCTTGAAGGCGGACAGCTTGGTCTTTCTGGACAGCAGGGAATTGGCTCATTACTTGGCCAAGCTGGTCAATTTGGTATGCAAGCGGCCGAAATGGGTAGAGGCGTAGCTGGTGAGCAAGCTGCGCTTGGCATGCAGGGCATACAGTCTGAGGCTGATCTTGCTAATAGAGCGGCTCAGATGGGTATCTCCACGCAACAACTAAGATCGCAGTTGGCTCAACAGGCAGGACAAGCAGGCCGAGATGTTGCTCAAATGGGTATGCAAGCTGGAAGAGATGTAAGCAACATCGCTCAACAAAGCGGCCAGATGGGCATTCAAGGTGCGCAAACACAAGCAGGTCTTGCAGGACAGCGTGCAGACATCGCTCAAGGCATAGGCCAGTTAGGCATGCAGGGTCAACAGCTTGGGTCAAGTGTGTTTGGCCAGCAGATGGATCGCTTCGCACGAGCAGGACAAGGTCTTGGCGGTCTTACGCAAGATCAGTTTGGCACTGCGTTGCAGGCGTTTGGTCAAGGCACAGGCGCTCAACGTGCGGCCGCAGCAGGCATCGCAGGACTTGGCCAACAAGGTCAACAGATGCTGGGCACGCAGATTAATACTCTTAATCAGTTAGGGGTAACGGGTAGAGGCATACAGCAAGCTGGTCTTGATGCGCAGTACAAGGCAGCTACTCAGATGGCTGATGAACCGTTCATGAGACTGCAGCGTGGCCAAGCGTTGTTGCAAGGTGGCGCACCGTTCATGCCTCAGTACACCAGCGGGTTTCAGATGGGCACTAGCCAAGCAGGCGCTTATCAAGAGCCAAGTAAGGCAGCAAAAGCTGGGCAAATCGGAAGTTTCTTAGGCAATGTCGTTAGTGGAATTGGAAGTCTTTTCAGCGCGTCTGATATTCGGCTCAAAGAAAACGTAATGAAGGTTGGTGACGTTCAGCCCGGCGTGGGTTGGTACACATGGAATTGGAATGACGATGCCAAGGCCATGGGTATTGATGACCCAACTGAGGGTGTGATTGCACAAGAACTTAAAGAAGTAGACCCAAGC